ACCACACGCAGGCGATTGCGAAGGCAATTGACATCCAGAACACCGCACTGGGCCTCGACGCCACCTTCAAGGTGGCCCGCGGGGAGGCAGGCGATAGGGCTCTCGCCCTTGCCGAAGACGGCGTGCTCGATGGCTTCAGCATCGAGGTTGACTTCGACGAGGGGGACGGCTGGGCGCCCGACCCAGAGACCGAGAACGTGCGGCTGGTGGACAAGGGGCGGTTGGTGGGCGTGGCGCTCACAGGGTTCCCCGCATTCGATGACGCCCGTGTCGAGCGAGTCGCTGCGGCACGACGGCAAGGAGGAGACATGGAAGAGAAGGTGAAGGAGCAGGAGCCGGTCGCAATGACCGCGGACCAGGGCGCCGTCGTGTTCGAGTCGGCGATGCAGGGCATGGCCCAGAAGATCACCGACTCGCAGGTGAAGCTCACCGAGTCGCTCACGCAGTCCATCGGTGAGTCGATCTCCGAGGGCGTCAAGACGGCGCTCGAGGGCATCAGCGGGCCGCAGGAGCGCGGGACCGTGCGGGCCGCGAGGTACAGCGTGACCCGCGAGGCCCCGATCTACGCGTTCGACGGGACGGGCGAGTGCCTGGTCCGGGACGCCTGGGCCGCTGCCCGCGACAAGGACGACGACGCCATCGACCGCCTCCGCAAGTACCGCAAGCAGTCGGAGGAGATGGCGAAGCTCGCCAAGGACTACGTCCTCGGCTTCACGCCGCAGACGACCTCCACGGCGGCGCAGGTTATCCCCCCGGGCTACCGCCCGGACCTCTACATCCCGGACTTCACCAAGGGCCGGCCGCTGGTGTCGCTCGCCTCACACGGCACCATCGCCAACGCCACCCCGTTCACGGTGCCGATCTTCGGCTCCGCGACCTCGGTGTCCGCGGACCATGTCGAGGGCACGAACCCCTCGGACGGCTCGCTGGCGTTCACCACGAAGACGGTGACGCCGCAGGCCATCTCGGGCCGGCTCACGCTCTCTCGGGAGATCGTGGACTCGTCCAATCCGGCCATCGACCAGATCGCGCTCGCGGAGATGCGGGAGTCCTACGCCCGCCAGACCGAGGTCAAGGTCTACACCCTGCTGAACGGCACGTCGGGTGCCGGCGGGACGATCACGGGCGACACGGTCCCCTCGGGGGCGCAGGCGTCCACCATCGCCAAGGGCACGGACAACCAGGCACTCGCGGCTCACCTCCGGGAGCGGCTGGCGAAGTACCCGTTCATGCGGTTCGCGGACCCCGACGGGGGCGCGATGGGGATGGCGGCGTCGGTGCTCATCGCCACGGCGCTCGACACGACCAAGCGGCCGCTGTTCCCCACGGTCCAGCCGATGAACGCCTTTGGCACGAAGAACCAGCGGGCCTGGGACGTTGACGGCGTGCGGTTCGCGCCGGCCTGGTCGAACACCGGAACGGCCGCGGGCGACTCGCAGATCATGATCCTGAACTCCTCGGACCTCTGGGTCTGGGAGTCGCCGCTGCTGACCTTCCGCTTCGAGGAGAAGCAGGGGCCGGCGAACATCGAGCTCAACGTGTTCGGCTACTTCGGAGTGCACCTGCTCCGTCCGGTCGGCCTGTCGGGCATCCGCATCACCTAGTAGCTGGAGGCGGCGGGAGGGCTGCGGCCCTCCCGCACCTCCCCGCGAAGGAGGAACAGGCATGGCGGCAATCGCAGTGGCAGCGGTAGGGGCAGGGATGACGATGGCGGCGGCATCCGGCGGCGGCGACACCGTGACCGGCGGCACCAGGGCCGGCGGGTGGGTCGCGGCGGGTTCCCCGGTGCTGGTCGTGACGGTGGGCGCGACGCCGACCGTGGTCACGGTCGACGGGACGGCGCAGGCTTCGCTCACGTCCAAGACCGCGGTGTACCCGCTCAGCGGCGGCGTGTACAACGGGCGCAGCATCGCGGTGACCTACGATCAGGTCACCAACGTCACGGTCGGGGCGCAGGTGCTCTGATGGAGAAGCACGGCCATTACGAGCAGCACGGCGACGTGGAGGAGTGGGTCTGGGACAGCCAGCCCACCCCTCCCGAAGCCAAGGACGACGACGCGCCGGACACCGGCACCGGGCCTTACGAGGGCCGCACGGTCGCCCAACTCAAGGCGCTCGCCAAGGACCGCGGCGTCGAAGGGTTCTCGACCATGACCAAGGGTGACCTCGTCGATGCGCTGAGGGAGTAGCGCGTGGCCTACCCGGTCTTCGCGGACTTCCGCACGCTCACCCTCGCGGAATACTGCGTGGGCCTGTCTCTGTCGCTCACAGAGGCTCCTGACGCCATCCTGACGGCCACCATCGCCCGCATGGTCAAGCGGCTCGAGGGCCTCACGGACGACGAGTTCGTCACCGCAACGGGCCGAACCTACGACCTGCGGGGCAGTGGCACGTCAACGCTCGCCCTCCCGGCCCGGTGCACGGCCATCACGACGGTGAAGACCCGGGACTACCTCGGGACCCTCACCACGCAGGATGCCGCCGCCTACCGGCTGGTGTCCTCGCTCGACGCGGCCGGGGCGAACCGCGTCACGGGGCAGCCGTGGGACTACCTCGAGATCCCCGCGTACAAGTACCTCACGGGGGTTGTTCTGGCGAGCGGATGGACTTGGCCCCCCGGTGCGGAGACCATCCAGGTGGTCGGGACGTTCGGGTGGACGGTGACGCCGGCAGACATCAACCGCGCCATCGCCCTGATGACCTACGACGCGGTGAAGGCCCAGGCGCAGAACCTCCGCAGGGCAGACCGCATGGAGACCGTGGACGCGGTGTACACGTTCAACCCCTTCGACCCGGACCACCCCACGGGGATCAACGAGGCCGACGAGATCATCAACTCCTACAGGCGCTCCTCCGGCCTGCTGGTGGGCTGATGCCGACCGGGTTCTACTGGAACGACTCGTGGCTCAGGGCCGCGGCCGCTGAGGCGTACCGCATCTCGGTGGCCGAGGCCGCGGGAGTGGCGAAGTCTCGGGCGCCGTGGGCGCACGTCGCCGCCTCCATCTCCCCGACCACGGACGGGATCAGGGTCAGTTCCCCGGACGCGGCCCTGGCGGAAGGCGGGGCCAAGCCTCACACCATCGACCCGGCAGGCGGCGGGCCCGCTCGAGTCCTCAAGTTCAAGACGGGCGGGTTCGCTTCGGGGCCGGTGTCCCACCCCGGCTTCCAGGGGACGCCGTTCATGCGTGAGGCCGCGCTGGCGTGGCCCGAGTTGTTCGTGTCGGCGGCGAAGGTGACGTTCCCCGGATGAGCGACTTCGAGACCTTCTGCAACGCCCTGATCTCCGACCTCACCACGAACGTGTCCGCGCTCAACGGCGCCACGACCCACACGCTTGCGCCCTACGCCCCGGAGGAGCGCGTAAACGACGGGAGCGTCCATCTGGCCGTCTGGCCCTCCGCGGAGCTCACAGAACGAGCCTCGCGGCTGATGTTGGGAGCCGACGATGTTGAGCAGGTCTTCACCGTCGTCTACTGGGAGCCGAGCGGGACGGAGTCGGCTCGTCAGGTGGAGGACACCACCGCGGCCACGGCCCTGTTCGACCTCGCGAACGCCATCCGGGCCCGCATGTACCGCTTCAACAACGGCTTCACGGTGTCGGGGTACTACCGCTTGTTCTACAACGGGGCGCGGTTCCCCGACCGCTCCTCGAAGGTGCGCTGGTTCGAGATGGAGGTCAGCGCCACGACGGGGGTCGCTTTCACATGAGGGTTCCTTGCCCGCGAAAGGATGATGCCTCCGATGGCTGAGAAGGCGAGGAAGTTCTATCTGCGCGATGCCGCGCCGGATTCGGTGCTCGGCCTCAGTCGCTTCAAGGGCAAGATCGGAAAGGACGGGCTCATCACGGGCCTGGACCCGGCGGACGTGGCGCAGATGGCAGAACTTGAACGCATGGCTGTAACACCAGAGACCAAGGTCGAAGAATCCGAACCCGAGGGAGCCTAGATGGCCGTCGCAGTCGAGATCCCGAGCAATCTGTACAAGTTCAGCCTCGGCAAGCAGAGCGCCTGGGGGACTCCGGTCGCGAATCCCGACTACCAGATCCCCGTGTACGAGGCCGACATCGGCCCGACCGAGGAGCGGCAGGAACTCGCCCTCATCGAGGGGCAGGCGTTCCTCCCCGGCAAGTACAAGAGCAAGGCGTGGTTCGAGGGTGACGTGACCTGGGCCGCGCACCCCGACTCCAACAGCCGTCTGTTCGCCGCGCACTTCGGGACCTCCTCGGACACCATGACCGGCGCCGGCGACCCGCGGACCCACACCTTCGCCCGCAAGGACACCCCGCTCCCCCACACGTTCTGGGTCGGGCGCCCAGTGGCCGGCGGGACGTTCGAGTACGACAAGGGCATCGACTGCGTGGCCACCCAGCTGGTGTTCCAGTACACGGCCTCCGAGCTCTTCAAGATCCAGACGCACATCATCGGCGCGTCAACCCTCGGAGTGGCCACGGCCCCGACCCCGGGGACCACGCTGTTCATCCCGACCGCGGGGAACTTCGGCCACACCTGGGCGCGGGCCGTCCTCAAGCTCGACCTCGCAGCCACCCCGGCCACGACGACCATCACCAACCTCAAGTCGTTCACGATCACGTCGTCCTACGACTCCGCGACCTTCGAGGCCACGCAGAACCTCAACCCGGAGTTCTACAACCAGGGCCTGTGGTCGCTCTCGTTCGAGGCCGAGTTCATCTTCGCCAACTGGCAGGCGTACAACAACACGTTCTACGGGAGCGCCTCCCCTTCGGCCAACGCTCCGCAGTCCTCCACCGCTCCCTCCGGTGCGCTGATCTTCCAGATCGACCAGGAGCCCACGGCCATCGCCACGCGGGCGCTGACCATCACCATCCCGTACATCCAGTACGAGCTCGGCCGGCCCACCCCCAACGCGGACGGGTCGGGGATCACCGCCACGATGTCGGGGACGCTCTCGCAGCCCCCATCGGGCGAGCCCATCACCGTGGTGCAGCTGACCAGCATCGCCACGGCCTACTCGTAGCGCGGGGCCGCGCTCTACGGGTTCCGACACACGGCCCGTCATAGGAGGACAGGTGGCGAACACCCCCACCAAGGACGAACTGGCCCACGTCGGTATCCGCACGATTGGCTTCCCGTCATCCCTCCGCAGGAGCCCCGAAGGGGAATGGGAGCCCACGGTCACGGTGGACGTTGAGGTCACAGACAACGCGGACCTCATCTACGGCGACCCGGAGGACGGTGTCGAGCCCCGCGTCCCCAACGACCTCCGACCCATCGCTGAACGGTGCGAGTACGAGGGATTCGAGGAGACCGACAACCTCCTCGAGAAGCTGGACGAGTCCGAGCGCATCCAACTCAGCCGCTACCGACGGTGGCTGATCGCGGAACGGCTCCGACGGCCCACAGGACTGACCCCGCAGGACATCCGCAAGTGGGCCTTCGCGGACCAAGTCGCGGTGTTCCGAGTGCTCACTCATGGCGACCTCAAGGAGCGGGTTGTCCTGTCCTCCTTTCGTGACCTCCAAGGCCGCAGTTCGAGTAATGGGAGTCGCCAAGCAACGAGGAGTCGCGCCAAGTGAGGTCATGGGGATCGCCTGTCGCTGGTGCGCGTTCTGTCTCGATGACGCGCTCGCCGGCCGGGAGTACGTCGCCGGGGTCATCTCGGTCCTCAAGCAGCGACGCGACATGGAACAGGCCCGTGAGGACGCGGAGCAGAAGGCAGCCGAAGACCACTATGAGACCACGGGGCGGGTGAAGTTCGGATGAGCATCTTCGGTAGCGCCCTCGGTGGGGTGGTCGGTGGCGCCGCCGTCAGGTTGACCCTGGACAAGTCGCAGTTTGAAGCTGGCCTTGCTCAAGCCCGCGGGGAAACGGAAGCAGGCGCAACGGCGATGGGCAAGTTCTCCGGAGCCGCCAAGGCCGGGTTCGCGGTAGCGGGACTCGCCGCGCTCAAGTTCGGGGCGGACTCGCTCAAGGCGTTCTCGGAGGCCCAGCAGGTCGCCGCCCAGACGGACGCGGTCATCAAGTCCACGGGCGGCTCGGCGAACGTGACGGCCGATCAGGTATCCGGCCTCGCCACAGAGA